ACATCGGTGCCGATCGCGAGACCGAGCGTCGTGCGCTGCGCGGCGGCGTCGGCGTCGTCGAGGAGTGTCTGCGCGAACGGAGTGACGTTCGTCAACTTCGTTACAGGGACCGAAGCGTCATTGAGTACGGTCGCCCCATCGAGCCCGGCGATCGGCACACTGCCGTAATCGACGATGTTGCCGTACTGGTCGATCGTGATCCTTGGAACGGCGTTCGCCGTACCAGGAGTCGAGTACCGGATCGACGTGTCCAACGCGCCGATCTGCGTCGCGCCAACACCACCCGCCGTGTCATGGATCGCTGCTGTTGGGGCTTCCAACACGATGCCATGCACGGCCGTCGGGTCGTACGCCGTCTTCAAGTTCGTGATCGTGGAGTTCAGCAACGCGTACGTCGTCACGTTCGCGTTCGTCTGAAACGCGAACGGTGCGCCCTTCACGAAAATGTCGTAGTCGGTACGAGCCGTCGAGTTGTCGCCGCCCTGGACAGTGATCGCACCACCCGACGTCGCCGGCGACGACGCCGTCGCATGCGCCATCCCCAAAGCACCACGCGAACCCAGCACGTTGCGCCAGTAATCCATCATGTCTCGGGTCGTCTGACCCGAAAGCGTGGCATCCAGCTTCTGGTACGGGTTGCACATCAAGCCCGACATCGTCGTCGCCCACGCGACCGCATGTGCAGACATGCAGGCGTAGAACACTTCGAGGTCCTTGGCCATGAAGTTCGCGACCGAGTAGCCCGACCCGAACAAGGCGTTGTATGCCGCCCCATAGTTCGTGACGTTGTCGGTCGCGCGGTCACCGCCGCCAGTGCCAACCGAACGTTGCATCGGTTCGGCGAAGATCGTCATCGGGCCAGCGAACTGGACGTTGTTGATCAACGGGCACGTGTCAAGCGTGTAGACCACGCCGCCCGTCGTCGCAGTCGTATCGCCCGGATACCACGTGCTGCCGGCACGAGTGACACGAGCGTTCGCCAACAGGTACGAACACCAGCCGTACACGCTCGCGAAATCGTGCGCCGTGGCCGACGACGTGAACCCAGGCGTGTAGACGTACCGGTTCGACGGCGTTGCCGTGCCCGTGATCGAGAACTGTGCAGCGTTCGGTGCCGTCAACCACAACGGGATCGGGCCCTGCTGCGTGGACTGCATGCCCACCCAGCCGATCGTGCCCGTGCCTGGAGTACCCGTCCGCGTGAAATGCAACGTCGTCGGATCGACCGTCTGCCACGACGTCGTATTCGCGTTCTTGTTCGCCGTGCCGGGATCCATGCCACCCGACGCGATCGTGATCTGCGCCTTGTACTTGTTGCCATCCGCGCCCGTCACAACCGACGGGCCGACCGTCATCGCCAACGTGCCGGCGCTACCAGTCGCAGCCTTGCTCAACGTGATCGACGTCGAGCTCGCCACCGCATCGATGATCGTTCCGGCCTGGATGTTCGTGCCCGTGATCGTCGCACCGACATCGCCAGCGTCGAACGTCGCAACCGACGCCGTCAACGTCGTCGTCCCATTCGTCGTGCAAACAGCAGCTGTCGTGCGCTGCGCCGAATAGTTCGACGTCGACTTCCAGTAATGCTCGCCCGTGTTCTGATCCGTGATCGCCACAGTCGTGCCAACACGGTCGTACAGCCACTGCGGACTGTTACGCGTCGTAGCCGGAGCCGTACCCCAGCCGCCACCCCACATGAACCGGACTTCGATGCTGCCATGGCCGAGACTCTCGGCAGTTTGCAGATCAGGGACGATCAGGTTGTTGAGTCGTCCTTCGAGCGCAGCGCGAGCCGTCGTGAAATCGGTGCTCGGTTCCGTTGGGAACAGATCGGCAATCGCGTACTTGCGCGAAGCGCCACTGACCGCGTTCTCGTAGCCGGCATGCGAGAAGCTGCCGTTGACAAGCAGGCCACCCCACGTCGTTTCCGGCGCACCGCCGAACGTCGCGGGCGTGATCGTCGCTGGCCCCAACGACACGTCAGCAGCTTCAGGCCACCAGCACGACATGCTGGCCAGCCAACGCAACGTGATGCCCTGACCGATCGACTGCAACACGAGCGTCGTTCCATACCCTGCGATCGGGTACGTATCGCTCGCATGCACGACAGGCTGGATCGTGCCGATACCAGTCGACCAGTACACGTTGATGCGGTCATCTGCTGCCGGCGTCGGCAACGTCACGTTCAACGCGTTCGTCGCATCAGGATCCAACAGCGACGTGTCGATCAAGTACGCATGGCCGGCCGCAGCCGTGAAATCCGCCTGCTGTAGCGACGGAGTCAACGACGTGACATCGCCACCGCCGCCCCCACCGGAGCCCGACGAGTAGCCCATGTCACGCCACCCAGATGGAACCGATGGCGTCAGTACCTGCGGTCGTCCACTGGATGTAGAGATCGCCGTTGCAGACGACTCCCGCACCGAACTGGTCGCCCATGGCAGTCGTCGCCGGGATCTTGATGACGGCAAGGATCTTGCCGCTCGCACCACCTTCGCGCAGATTGCACTGCGATGCGGTCGTGCAGTAGATCGAGAACCCCATGAGTTTCGACCCAGAGCTGGCGAGAACGACACCGCTCGCCTGCGGGATTGTGATTGCGGAAGCCGGGCCCATCATCTGACCTTCGTTCGTAGGGACGCAGAACGGGTGGGGCGCATCCCCCGAGACCCCACCCGTTCTGACGATCGATGGATCAGGTCAGCGCCGAGAACCGTGCAGCGTGACGCTCACGGAAGAACTTCAGCGTCCGTTCCTGCACGATCTGGCCCGCGATCGAGTCACCCGTCTTCGCGAGCATCTCGAACTGCAACGGACGCAGCGTGCAGAGCTCCACCTGATCCCGGTTGAACAGGAACGCGTCGTTCACTGCGACCCACCGGTCCAGCAGCACCGAGATCCGACCGAAGTCGCAGTCGATGTAGTTGATGACCTGGCCGCGGGCGTTGTCCGTCCGCATCGCCTCGACCGTCAGCGTGCCGCCACCGGTCGTGTTCAGGGCCGAGATCCGACGCTTCTGCGTGGCGCCGACGAGCAGACGGTCGGCAGCGCCGCCGTAGTCGAAGATCGCCTGCATCTGGTCGATCAGCTTCGCTTCGGTGATCGTCGTGGTCGAGCTGTCGACGTTCGTCGTGATGAAGTCGGTGAACCCGCCCATCGTACGAATGTCGGTGCCCGAGCCCTGCGAACCCGCGCTGGCCTTGCCGTAGATGATCGCCTGCTCCAGCTGGATCAGCTGTTCCTTGGTCCGGTTGCCGACCTGCTTGTCGAACTCCGTGATCCCGTTGAGGCCGTACTTCTTGACCACGTTCTCCGTACCCGACACGCGCACGGCGGTCGGACCGAAGATCTGCGTGTAGTTGTACCGGCCGACACGGTCCTTGGCTCGCGGCGCCTCGGGGTCCGAACCTTCGGGGAGGGCCTGACCGAGAATGCGGATCTTGTCGCCGGTCGTGTGAGTCGCGGCCGTGGAACTGAACGCACCACGAGTCACAGTCAGCGTCGGCGAAGAGATCGCCGAGACGAGCATCTTCTCGCTGCCGATCTGGATCACGTCACCGACCGAGAACCGGAGAATGTCGCCAGCCGCGACGTCGACGCCAGTCTCGCTGTTGTCGAGGTCTTCGGCCACGGCACACACGGGAAGCAGGAGCTCCTCGTCGAGCCACTCGACCTTCTTCTCGTAGCAGGTGCCCTGCGTGATCGCAGTGCCGCCCTCGGCGCCGTTCTGGCCGAGCAGCGGCACGTCGAACGGCGAGAGCATCTGGATCATCGGCTCCATCTCGACGATGACGCCAACGGTCAGGTCATACGAGTTGTACTGACTCGGCTTGCTCATGGTGGTTGTTCCTCAGGTTCAGGCAGTTGCCGGCTGGAGTGTGGCTTGGCGGTTCTTGCGGATGGCTTCTTCGTACTTCGAGCGGTTCTCAGCGAACTGCTTGACGCCGATTGGAGTCCCGTCGCCCTTCAGGTATGGGACGCCTCGATGGTCCTTGGCGATGCCACGTTCCCAAGCCGGGTTTGCCTGACGTGGAGGTGTCGGGCTCTTCGTCTTGTTGGGGGTAGCTGCCGCTGAGAGCCTGATCGACTGGTACTTGCAAGTCACGCAGTCGTCAACCGGAACCGGGTGGTCTCGGTCGTGTGCTTCCATCTCGCATGAGAAGCACGCGTACTCATCGTTGTGCGGACAACGATCCATCACTGGACCGGCTGCCCCATGGAGCCAAGGATCACGGTCTTGTCGCCGCCGATCGCGTGGCCCACCAGTTCGTGGAACATGCTGCCGAGGGCCTCTTCGCCAGAAGCACCGGTGGACAGAAGCGTCTGCGCCGTTTCGAGCGCAGCTTCCTTGGCCGGCTTGCCGGACGGAGGGGTCTCGGAGGTTGCGCCGCTGGCGAGCGACTCTCGTACGTTGGCGTCGAGAACCGGTTCGTTCACGGGCGGAGTTCCTTCGGGTGGGTTGTCGTTGACGGGCGGTTCGGGCGGTGCCTCACCGGTGACGACGTTGAGCTTCTTCGCTTCGGCGAGGATCTTGTCCTTGGTGAGCTCGCCCTTGTAGTTGTCTGCGAAGAAACTGCCGAGTGGGCTACTCGTGTCGATGCCAGCCTGCGACATGGCCAGAAGACGTTCGGCCTTCTCGGCCCGGGCCGTTGCGTCGCGAGCCGCGGCTGCGTCTCGTTCCATGGCTCGGATCTGTTCGCGTGACATCTTGACGACGCGGGGGTCCGTGTCGTCTTCGAGGGGTCCACCGTGCGGGTCGTTGTCCCAATAAGGCATGAGGTAGTTCTCCATTTCCGGCGCGCACCGTCGGAGTAGCGGTGCGGAGGGCGAGGGAAGCTCAGGGGACGCATCGTTCGCTCGATGCGAGCTGGGCGTGGGGTGCCACGACGTTGCAATACGCGCCGCACGCCAACGTCGAATGCGTGAGCGGAAGTGACGGCCACCGACCCTAGGGGCACGCAGCAGCTCGCGTCACCGCAGACTGTAACTGATCCAGATCAGGCTGTCAAGGGTTACCGGCGATTTGCTGTGCCGAGTCCTTGGGCTCCCTGCTGGGTGGTCTGGAACGCGTCGCCGCCTTGGAACTGGGCCTGGCGAGATTCGAGCCGGCCACGGACCTTGGCCACCGATTCGGCATCAAGCCCGAACGCGGCCTTCACGCCCTCGACATCAGCGGAAAGATCCGTCGTGTCGTTGACCGTCTCGCGGTACAGGTCGCGTTGCTGTGCGAGCTGGCCGAGGTTCTGCTGAGCCGACTGTTCCGTGACGCCCATCTTCGCTGCGTCTTCGGCCGTGCCGCGCCCGATGTCGAACCCGAACCGCTTGCCGATCCCGCCCACGGCAGCGGCAGCGGCCTGTTCGATGAGGATCGGTGTGGCCCGGTCGGGGCTGAGGAAGTAGGCCGCGATCGCGCTGTCGCCGTTCGCGCCGTAGTAGTCGCGGAACGTTGCGCGGACTTCGGCCGGGAGGGTCATGACTCGGTCGTATCCCTGCTGGATGCGCTTGTTGAGTTCGTCGACGGATACGTCAGCTGCGAGCAGGTTGGAGAAGTCTTCGGGCTGGTCGTAGAACCCTGACGGCAGCCCGTACGAACGCATGAGCTGCGTGGCTTGAGCTTCGTACGCCACGTACTCGGCTGGCGAGATCGGCGGCAAGCCGGCCTTCTCGCGTGCCGCGATCGCCGGGAACCGTTGCTGGAACTCCGGCGTCTGACGCATCGACTGGACGATCTCGGTGTCGGACTGGCCGCGTTGTACCTGGTCGAGTGCCCACGGCAACAGGGCTTCGAGCCCGTAGCCGCGGAGCAGTTCACGCAAGTAGGCGGTCGCGTCGCCAGCGGTCGTCATGCTGACACCTTCCCGAAGGTGCGGAGGATCTGTTCGCCGAGGGCGGACACGGAGTCCTTGGCGTTCTTGGTTTGGAGCCAGCCGCTTGTGGCCCGGACCTTGTCGGCGGACTGTTCGAGCGTGAGGAGCTGCCGATTGCCGTTGGCGTCACGGCCTTCGATGAAGTTCCGGAACCGCGGGTCCGAGATATCCACAGATCCTTGGCCGTGTTCCATCAACTGTGCGTACTGCTGGATGTAGGGGTCGAGTGCTTCTTTGACCGTGAGCCCCTGGTTGAGTTCCGTCGAGAGGACGGACCACTGGCCCTTGGCCAACGTCCGCAGTTCAGCGTCGACGCCATCAGCGGTGTAGTAGCCGCGGGCCATGCGTTGCGCCCAGTCGAACGCTCGGGCGTCGGAGACCGTGACGCCATAGTCGGCGGCTCGCTGCTTGATCTGGTTGATGTGCTCGCCGGCAATACCCGACGTGGGCATGGCCCCGCCGTACTTCGCCTGCGAGAACAGCATGTTCATCGTCGTGGCGTCGTCGAGGCCCATCATCACGCTGACACGCGCGACGTTGTTGATGGTGGCGTCAGAGATCGAGAAGCCCTGCTGCGCGGCGAGCTGCGTGAGGTTCGCGTGCTTGGAGTTGACTTGCCGGTTCGCTTCGGACGGGTCTGAGGCTTGCAGCAAGAGGAACTTGCGGGTGGGTTCGGCGTGCTGCTTCCACCAGTTGGTCTTGTAGAGCTCGCCTTGGAACGTCTCCTGAGTCCAGCCGCCGTCAGCCGCGCGTTGCAGGAGCGGACCGAGTTCGGGGTCGTCCATGAACGCCGCCATGTAGCCGTACTTGGCTTGGGCGATGATCTCCCAGATCGGCTTGCCGGTCTGCTTCGCTTCCTTCTCCCATTGGGCCTGTTGCTTGGCCTCGGGGCTGTTCGGGTCGGAAGCGGGAGTGACGGTTGAGGCGCTCATCTCAGCTCATCGTTCCTGTCGGGAGGCGAGTGCTGCCGAATGTCGTGGACCCGGATCCGAGGCCGAGGCCGGCGTTGAGCGTGTTCGCAAACATGTCGAACGCGGCAGCGACGCCATGGGCTTTGGTGTCGTTCGGGAACGCTTGGCGCACGAGTTCTTCGGCTCGGGCGGACGGGTCAACAGCGACGATTGCGCCGGAGGTCTTGGCGCCTTCGGCGGCTTCTGCCGACTGGATCGACTTGACGATCTGGTCGCGTTCGATGTCGGTGAGGTTGCGGCCGATGAGTTTCTGCGCTGCGGAATCCACGACGGAGTTGAGTGCGATCGGGTCGGAGGCCGACCACGAGTGTCCACCGCCACCGCCACCTCCGCCGCCGGCGTTGCGGGCTTCGGTGCTCATCCAGCTGCTCTGGTCGGAGAGCTGCTTGTCGAAGGAGTCTTGGAACTCCAGGTTGCTTTCCGCATTGAAGGATACGAAGTCGGAGACGGCTTTGGCCGTGTCGGCGTCCCACATGCCGTAGTGCGGCTTGTACTTCGTGCTGCCGCCGGCGAAGTATCCGGCGTCGAACAGCTTCTTCTGGAAGGCCGCGAACTGGAGCGGGTTGTCGCGTTGCATCTGCCGCAGGTAGAAGTCGTATTCGCCGGACGACATGAACTTGCGGGTGTCGTTTTCGCGGCGGGCGATCCCGGGGACGCGCATTCCGTCGACGATTCCTGGTGCTGGCGTGTTCGTGACGTCGCCGGTGACGAGGAGTTTGACGGTGTCGGACGAGAGCGCGAGCGGCTTCTTCTGTTCGGGGTCGAGGTAGTCGTCGACCGTGTAGGGCTTCCCGGTTTTGGGGTTGACGGTGTTGCCGTCGGGGTCGGCGAACCGAACGTTGGGGTCGTGTTCCAGGATCATGCGGACGTGTTCGGAGAGGTTCTTCTCGTCGATGCCGTCCATGGTGCCGGTCATGTAGCTGATGACGGTGCCGGCTTCGGAGAGCCGGTCGGCGGGCCCCATCAACAGCCAGTTCTGTTGGGCGTTGATTGCGCGCGCCTTCTTCGCCATGTTTGAGCTCACGTCGATCTGCGTGTTGCCCGTCGCGTCAGTGAGCGCCTTGCCGGTCTTCGAGTCGGCGAGCACTCCAGCGGACTTGGTCGTCGACCGGTTGATCTTGTCCTTCTGGGTGTCGCTGAGCCCAGGCGTTTCCGGGTCCATGAGTGACAGGACCTGTTCGGGGGTGAGGGCGGCGCCGCGCAGGTTCGCGTCGGTCCAGGCGGTGATGTCCACGGGCCGGTCAGTTCCGTAGATCTTGCGTTCCTTGAGGGTCTTGACTCGTTCGTCGTAGGTCATGCTCGCGACGCGTTCGAGTTCTTTCGACCAGGCCTTGTCGGAACGGTCGGTGTCTTCGAGGACCTTCTTGAAGTGGTTGTTCCAGGACTTGCCGGCGTCGGACTGCTGCCAGCTAGTCATCGCCTTGCGGGCTTGTGCGAGTTCGTTCTGTGCAGCGCGCTGCGCTTCTCGCGCCGACTTCATGTCGGCATCGAACTGGACTTGGCCGCCTGCGCCGTACTCGCCGCCGGGCTTGTTGCGCTGCTCCGCTTGGCGCTTGGCCTCTTCGGCCTTGGCCTTCGCTTCGTTGATCCGCTTACGCAACGCTTCTTGCTGCTGCTTGAGGACCATCGCTCGCCGCAACCGCAGGTATTCGCGTTGCGCCGCGAGGGCACGTTCGATGTCGCTCGTGCCCGAACCCGGCGTCGACCGGGTCGGCGACGTCTTCTTCGGGTCGACGAGCCCGCTCGGGAGATCCGTGCTCGTGCTCGCGCTCTCGGGCGTGTACCCAACGAACCGGCCGTTGGCGTCGTACTGCATCGGCATCAGTTACCTCCCGTCAACGCGAGATCCGCTTGGTCTTGCTCATATTCGTTCAGGCCCATCTCAGGTTGCAGTACCCGCTGCCAGAAGCTCAGCGTATCCGGGTGATCGTTGACGAAGGCGAGCATCGCCTTGTAGGTCTTGGTCCGGTAGTCGTCGCGCATCGTTCGCATCAGGCCCGTGCCGTACGAGTTGTACTGCGAGATCTGTGCCTGGATCTTGTCGTACGCCGTGATGAGCTCACGGATGTTGTTCTGTGCGGGAGCGGTCGCGAACGCCCCGCCGGGACTGACGAGCTCACGGACTTGGCTGAGGATCGTCTCGCGGCGCTGCTTCGAGTCCGGCTGTTGCAAGCTGTCCGCGAACTGCGGGTGCTGGGCGAAAAACAGCTGCTTGTCTGCCTTCCACTTGTCCTTGTAGTACGAGACCAGATCCGCGTCGCCGGCCTGTTCGGCTTGAGCGATCTGCTTGTCGACCTTGTACTTCGCGTTCCAGTAGTCGGGGGCGTCGCGTGCGATCACAACCTCGTCGTAGAACTCGTCAGGGGTCTTCAGCTGACGGAACCCTTCGGCGAGCTGTTCGCGGTACGCGCGCGACTGGTACTCATCAGTAGTTTCCGGTTCGGGGATCAGCCACGGGACTCCGAGCGGGTACTTGTCGGCGAGGTCCTTGTGCGCGTTGAGCCACTCTTGGGCCGGATGCGTTGCCGGGAGAGGCGCCCCCGAATCGGTGTGTGAATGGAACAGCGTGTACGGCGTCGCGTCCGGGTTCGCCTTGACGAACAGGTTCACGGCGTCTTCGTAGCTGCCGGCGTGGGCCATCAGCTTGCGGAACTCGGGCGTCAGGTCGTCAGCGAACTCGATCTGCGGAGAGGCCGGGGAGATCAGCCCGTAGATCGACTTGATGACCAGCATATTGCGGGTCCAGTTCTTGACCCGCGACAGGTACTGCTCCTTCTCGCGGGCGCTGGCGTTTTCGTCGGGCTGGAGGCCGGCGGCAGCCAGCTGAGACATCGCGTTCAACATCGCGGCCGTGTACTCGCGCGACTTGCTGTCAGTGTGCGTCGCGCGCCACAAGCGCAGGGCCGACGAGGGGAGAAGCGAGTCGGTCCAAGCCTTGCCTTCGGCACGTTCGCCCAGCACGTTGGCCTGCCAGGACGAAAGTTCGGGGAACTTCTGCGCGGCGAGCGACAACGGTACGGCGACGAGCGGGCCGGGGTGCGGGAGACCGAGGTCTTCTGCGCCAGGGACCGTGTACTGCACTTCGCCCGTCAGGCCGGATACGACCGGGACGGTCTGGTCCGTCCCGAAGACCCACTTCCATACGGGTGCGAGTGCCTTGTCGGCGATGTCCGCCCCGGGGATGTTGTAGATCTCGTTGCCGTACTCGTCTTCGCGGATGATGCCGCCCGAACGCAGGCCACGGAACATGAGTTGGAGTTCTCGCAGGCCTTCGGGGTGTTCGACGATGACCTTGGCCCACCGCTTGTAGAACTGTTCTTCAGCGAACCAGAACGGGAAGACGTTGCGTCCGAGTTCGTGGAACTGGGAACGTACAGCCGGGTCGTGGATGTACGGCAACATCTCGTTCATGGCACGCTCGGCCGAGACTTCAGCGGCCCGTTGGAACGCCTTGTCTCGGCCGTGCCACCACGTCGCGAGATGTTCGATGTCTTGGTTGGCTTGTTCGCGTGCTGCGAGGAACTCGTGCTTGAGCGAGCTCAACAGCTCCGGCTGCTGGACCCGCGAGAGCCGGTGCGCTTCGACGGCTTCGAGGTACTGCCGCTGCGCTTCGACGACCGGCTCGATGACTTCCGCGATGACTGGGTGGAGCTCATCCAGGTTCCATTCTTTGTGGATGCCTTGCGGCATCTGGTCGGCGACGGAACGGAGCATCCCGTTCTCGTCAACTTGCGATCGGTAGATCGCATCTTGTACCGCTTCGTTCTCCGACGTGGCGAAGTTCTCCACGGTCGGGATCTTGCGGCGGTCACGGTTGAAGACGCCTTCGAGATCTCCGTGAAGAGTGTCGAGTTGGCTGGCGGCTTCAGGGCTGCGGTTCGCGACGGTGACGCCGTGGGCGGCAGCGTCGGGATGGCCGGCAAGGATCTCTTCGACGGTCGCGAAGCGTGCCTTCGGGCCCGTGGGCGAGATGCCATCGAGACGCGCGAAAAGGTCGAGGACCTTCTGTTCGGCTTCGGGGTCGGCGAGCTTGTTGACGAGGACTCGTTCAGCTTCGGGCAGGAACTTGGAGTAGAAGTCGAGGAACTGCGGGTGCCGGCTGATGCTGGCGATCATGGGGTGCAGGGCCTCGAAGCCCTTGGTGACGATCTTCTCCCAGAGGTTCGGGTCGTAGGCCTGGTAGACGGGGCCAGGGATCCCGTTGGGCATTGCGGACCAGTCGATGTGGAGTGTGTCGCCGGATTCGTAGCTGCGGTTTCCGACGGGGCGCAGCATGTCGTAGGCGATGCGGCCGTCGTCGCGTACGCCGATCGCGTTGATTTCCGAGAAGGCCTGGTCGACTCCGGATCGCAGCGCGTCCTGGTAGGTGACGCCGTGGACGGTGACGGGCTTGCCGTCGTGGATGTGGACCGGGTCGGGGACTGGCGTGTCGGGGTAGATCGCGAAGTGGTCTGCGTGGTCGTTGACGTAGGCCCGCCATGCGGGACCGTACGCTTCGTCGGCGGCGGCCTGGACGCCGAGGTCGATGCTGCGCCAGTCGGCGTGGGGATCGTCGAACGGTTCGTATTCGAGGGTCGGGTCAGGGCCGCGTTCGCCGGGCTTGATGTAGGTGCCGTCTTCGAGGCCTTGGCGCATGGCGCGCACGTTGCTCTTGAGTTCGGGGGAGAGCGTGCCGTCGGTCTCCAACTGCCAGAGCAGTTCGCGGGTGTTCATCATCTGGCGGGGCAGTGGGCCCTTGTCGGTGACGCTCGCGATGGACCGGATCGGCGACCCGATGGGTACGGGGTTCGTGCGTGCCATTTCGGTCTGGTCGAGTTGGCGCCACGACAGCGGCCATTCGGGGAAGGGCCGGCGACTGACGGGTACGCCAGATCGGCGGGCGAGTTCGGTGTCTCGCAGGATGTCGATGTGGCCGAGCATGGGTTCGAGCACGCGCGTGTCGTTGTCGCTGCGGTAGCCGACTCCGGATTCGGCGAACATGCGGGCGAGCTGTTGGGCTTCGTCCGGGTTGGTGCTGCCGATGCTGCTGACCGGCATGATGCGTCCGCCAATGGCAGGGAACTCGGGGGTCGCGTTGAGCCAGTCAAGGACGGACTTGTGGTTCTGGCGTGCGATCCAGCTCTTGAGGTGCGGAGACCAACGCGGGTCGATCTTGCCTTCGCGCCACATGTTGCGGAACGCGTCGTCGATGTCGCGTTCGTAGCCCATGGGGGCGTAGACGCGGTCGTGGTTCGCGTCGGGGACGTCCATGACGGTCTTGCCGTTGACCTCGTGCATGTTGTCCATGCGGGAGAGGTTCGGTGCTTCGAGCGGGCCGGAGCGTGCGCCGACGCCGACGTGGCGGATGAGTTCATCGGCTGCGGTGGCATCGCCGGCGCGTGCTGCTTCGACGAGTTCCTTACGCTTGGTGAGGGTTGCGCCGTCCATGGCTTGGACGCTGAACCGCTTGAGTTGTGCTTCTTCGCGGCGGACGAGTTCTTCGAGATGCCGGCTGATCTCTTCGTTGACCTGGATCGTGCGGGTAGTGGGCGTGCCGGGGCCGACGGGCGAGAACCGGGAGGCGCGACGGTGTGCCTCTGCGACCATCGCTTTCTGTTCGTCAGTGAGGGGCTCTCCGTTCAGCATGCCGGTTTCGCGGATGGAACGGAGGTTGACGAGTTCGTCGTCGGGGATGTTCAGCTGTTCGCGGATCGTCTTGTCGCGCAGCCGGTATGCCAGATCGACAAGATCTGTGGTGTCGCCGTCTCGTTGTGCGTCGTAGATATCGGATGCCAGCTGATCGAGGAGTTCCTCGTAGGTCATGCCCGACGGGTGGATGTCGGAGAATCGTTCTCCGAGCCACTCGATGTCTCGTTTGTCCCAGCCGGAGAGTTCGGCACGGATTTCGGTGCGGAGTTCGGGCTCGACGCGGTGCAGCTTCTCGCGCCACTTGGCTCGTTCTTCGAGGTCGGCGAGCCCGATCTGCGGATCGATGCCGGCGCGTCGCATTGCTTCTTGGGTGATGACGACTTGGTCCGCGGCTTCGGGGTACTTGGCGTGCCAGTCCGCCTTCTTGTACCAGGACGGTTCGACGTTCTTGGCTCGGGCTTGTTCGAGCTCGTTGTAGACGTCTTCGTAGTGCTGGTTGTAGGCGATGCGCCGCGGGTCGTCCGGCGGCATGAATCCGCCGAGCACGATCTCGGAGTCGGAGGGCGAGTAGTGGCCGGGGTGCATCCAGTTCGCTTCGGCCTGGGTCTGCATCGTGGTGGCTCGCCACTTGTCCACGATCTCTTGCGGGACGTCAACGACGTACAGATCAGTGGTCGTCGCGGGATGACGGGGAAACCGGTCGATGATGTCGCTGGGAGCGAACGCGATGTCTTTCAGATCGCCGACGTACCGGGCGTACCGAGTGTCGAACTGCCGACGGCCGCGGGCGCCTTCAAGAACGGACTCGATCGCCCGCATCTCGCGCGGATGTGCGGTCTGCATCTTGTGCCGCAGATCGAGCAAGTCGACGAGTTCGTACTGCTCGGGCAGCGCCCCAGTTGTGGCTTCGGCACGGCGCGCAAGTTCGTGCCCGATCAAGTTCCCGAGACTGCGGACAGTATCGGGGGCGCCTTGTCCCGAAGCGTTGTGGATGAACTCCTTAGCGACTTCCAAGAAGTGGTCATCGTGGTAGTCCGCGAAACTGGCCTGGAAATCTTCGGGCTGCAACCAGCCAGTGTGCCCACCGGTGATGGCGTAGGTACTCGGGCCCGCGCCTTCATCGAGGAACCACGAACCGATGAGGCCCTTCGACGACGATCGAGTGCCGGCGGCAGTGTCAACGCCGGCGTCCATGTAGTCGGGGTTCGCGGGCGTACGTGTAGTGAAGTCGTTGAGTTGCGCGCGCGTGAGCCGAACGTGGCCTTCGGGTATTTCGGGCAGCTGGTCCATGACGTCACGCCATGCCTGCTGGTAGTTGACGACTTCGACGGTGTGGGTGACGTCACGGCCCGGGACGGACAGCGTGATAACACGCGGTTGCGGGACCTTCGCGGTCCCGAAGTCGCCGAAGGCGTTACGTTCGTCGACGAGCAACATGTTGCGGCTCTGCTGGTCGAGCTCGCCCCACTTGTCGAGGATCGCGATGCGTGCGTCGGTCAACCGGTTCCGGTTCGACAGCGTGTCCTTGAGTTCCTTCGCGACGGCGGCACGTTGCTCGGCGGTCACGCCAGCGGCTTCGGCCCGCTCCAACTTCTTCATCAAGTCGGGGTGGTACCTCCACGTCGAACGGAACTCGCCGATCGCACGCGACGATTCTTCGTAGCTGTCGAACGGGACCTTGTTCCAGAGGATCGCGTGTTCGGCTTGCGGGACGCTGATGGCTCGCGCGGCGCTCATCGCGGATTGCGTGACGTCGTGCTTCGCGCGCATCATGTAGTCGTCGGCGACGAGATGGAAGAACATGTCGCCCTGGTGGTGCATCGCGAACTGTCCGCGTACGGGGCGGATCTCGACGACCTTGTCCTTGAAGGGGACGCTGCGACGTTCACCGAAGGCTTCGACGGGGTCTTCGAGGTAGCCGTGTTCGCCGGTGATGGCAGACAGGTAGGCCGAGTCGTTGATGCCGTACCGGTTCATCGAGTCGAGTGCGTAGGAGACCCGGTGGGCGTCGGGGGCTTTGTCGAAGACGCGCTTGGCGTAGGACTGGATGAGCCCGGAGAGCGGGTTGTCGAGGTAGGTGAGTTTGCCGTCGTCGCCGACGAAGGACGCGAACGCGTACTTGCTTCGGGTCTGGTTGCGGATGCGGCTGATGTAGTCCGCTGCGGGGATCCCGGCGGCTTCGGCGGAGGCTGCGGCTTCGGCGTTCCAGGCGTTCTTGAGTGACCATTGGCCTTCGCGGAACATGTTGAGGCGACGTTCGGTGCGGGCCATCGGGTGGAGGTACCACGGGAGACTGGCGAACTCGCCGCCTTCAGCGATGCGTGGAGCGCGGAGCGGTTCGATAACCCAGGCGCGCAGGGGCGTGAAGACGCCGGCGCGGGCCATCCAGTTGAGGGTTTCTTCTCCAGCGATGCGGGGAACGAACGCGGGACGCAGCAACGTCCAGGGCTTCCAGTAGCGGCTGACGAGCGTCCCGACCTTGTCGCTGTTGACGGTCGAGTTGTAGGCCTGCTGGAAAATGTTGCCTTCGTCGATGTGCTTGAGGAGTTCGCGGAACTTGGGGATCGCGACTCGGTTTTCGGCGAGCTGGTTCGACCAGATCGCTGCGTGCTTGACGAAGCCGTCGGCTCCGACGATGAGGTCGTTGCCGGCGACGGAGAACAGTTGGCGGAACTCGCCGGTCTTCTCCATGAAGTCGGAGATGTACTGGGGTTGGGCGCCCATGTAGCGCATCATCTGTTCGGTGGCGCCGGACACGATGGCGCGTCGGGCGTTGGCGGAGGGCGCGGCCATGTAGGTCGCGACCCAGCGGGCCACGTCCTGTTCAGGCATCGAGAACTGGAGGAGCTTCTTGAGTTCGTTGGCGCCGTCGGCTCCGTAGAGCTCGATCGCGGAGACTTTGGGGATCAGGTGCTGGAACCGGGACAGGAAGTTCCCGACGCGGGATTGCAGGTTGGCGCTGAGTCGTTGGGCGCGGGCATCCTTGAAGTCTTCGGGGCCGAGTTCGCCGAGTAGGTCGTGGAGCGCGAACCGTCGGTTGTCGATCCAGTTCTCTCCGGCGAGCTTGAGGCGCATCTTGGCTTGGCCAGCGCGCGACAGTTCGGGCAGTTCGGTCATGCCCTTGCCCATGTTGCCGAGGTCGCCGGCCATGATCCGTTCGGCGATCGTCGACGAGTCGAACATCTTGACGATGTCGTCTGCGGTGCGGATCCCGCCGATGCCGGCTTCTGTCGGGTACTTCTCCAACAGCATGCGCTTGGCGTGACCGAGCGCGTTCTCGTTGTTGTAGATCGCGTCGGCGATCTTGTCGAGCGCGGGGAGCCCGGTGGAGGCGTCGAGGATCTCGGGGGCTTTGAGCGGGACGCCGATCTTGGCGAGTTCGCCGAGGGCGTCGGCGCGGGCGGCTTCGGGGATGCGGGTCATCCAGTCGTGGGTGACGAGCGTTTCGATGCCGCGACGCATCTTGGTCTGGCCGAGGAGCCGGCTCATGTTGGCGATGGCGTCGGGGTCGACGGTCTCGCGGTCGAAGGTGTTGAGGACGATGTGCGCGAAGCGTTGGAAGCCGTTCTCGCTGTACCGGTTGATTTCGGCGAGGCCGTTACGGCCGTACTCGGTGAGCCGGCCGGTACGGTCGAACCATTGCGCGATGTCCTTGAACTTCATGGACGAGTCACGGACTTCTTGGAAGGTGCTACCGAGCCGTTCGGCGACGATCGCAGGAGCTTTCTCGAGCTCGACGGCTTTGCGTGATGCGGAGATGCCGTGCGCGATCTTGCCGCCGACGAGGAGCGGGTCGGCGTAGAAGTCGAAGGCCATGTCGCCGAGGCCGGAGACAAGGTTGTACGGGCCCAAGAAGTTGCCGGTTGGGCGCATGCCCATGCCGTTGGCGAGGTCGCGGCCGAAGCTGACGTGATGCGTGTTGTAGATCTTGAGTGATGCGTCGAGGCTCTTCTGTGCCTCGGGATCCGCGACCTTGGAGTAGAGGGCGGTGTAGGCCTGCCGGTACTGCTCTTGGTTCGCGGCGACGTCTTCGTCGTCGTGAAGGTCGAGTTGTTCGCGGACGGTCTTGTCGACGGCGTCGGCGAGGGAGGGTTCCTTGCCAGGCCCGTCGACGGACATGTGGTACGCGATTCGGGATACTTCGTTGTCCCAGCCAGCGGCTTCGTTCGCGGACGCGTAGGTGTCGTTGGAGTAGGCACCTTCGCCGTCTTTGTGTCCGGCTTCGTTGAAGGAGTTGCGCCACCGGTCGCGGACGGCGCCCTTCCAGACCTTGAAGTTCGAGCCGGGGTCGTACTCGGGGGCGACGCGGTTCTGGAAGGCGAGGGACTGCATGCGATAGAGGCGTTGCGTGAATCGCAGGCCGGCGCCGAGTCCGTGCCAGACGCCGGCGCCGAGGTCCTTAGCGCCGGAGAGCGCGGCTCCGAAGCTGTTGTCCCAGATCGCGCCGGCGACTCGACCGAACGTCCAGCCTTCGTCTTTCTTGTGGGCTTCGTCCCACTGCTTGGCGAGGTCTTCGGGGGAGGAGACGCCGTACCCGAAGCGCAGAAGGGTCTGTTCGCCGTCGGAGAGGTTTGACCAGACGTTCGTGAGGTTACGGAACTGGCGTTGCTGTGTGGGGTCGGGGCCCTTGACGCCGAACTGGGATTGGAAGTCCATGAAGGACCGGGCCTTCTTGCCCAGTCCAGTGAAGCCGTTGGTGTCGGCGAGCGCGTCGTGGAAGCCGGTGTCGTCGTAGCTGATGGTGTCTTGGACGAACTTGAGTGCGGCGGCCGGGTCGGAGGCGAGCTGTGGCGAGAACCGGGACAGTGCGGTCAGCCGGTTCTGGACGTCGTAGCTGGTGCGGCCGACGGCAGACGCGTAGTCGTAGACCGAGGGTTGCGTGGTGTTGGTGGTTCCGGAACCGAACGTGGAGCCGTAGCGGCTGGCTCCGCCAGCCCCTCCGTATTCGACCATCAGAGTCCGATCTGGCGTGCGAGGTACCCGAGGTACTGGATTCGCGGGTTGTCGGTGTCGTCACCCATCTGGGTGAGGAGCGGCGCGAGGCGAGGCCGGCCTGCGGGTGGGGCCATCCGGCCGAGTACTTCGGGACCGGGGCCTGCTCCGATGGACAGTCCGGCAGTGACGGGCTGTTGCGGCCGGGTGCTGGGGGCGTCGAGGCCTACGAGTCCTTCGCCGCCGGGGTGGCTGGCTGCTGCTGCCATGACGGCGTCGAAGCCTCCGGGTTGGCCAGCTTGTGCAAGAGGCGCAGCTGCCATCTGTCGTTCCAGCTGACCGGCTTGGCCATACGGGAGGCCGGTGGGGACAGCGGTCGGGGCTTTCGACTGGTTGAGGTCGACACGGTTCGCCTTCGGAAGCGGGTTCGGGTTGCGGCGCTTGCGAGGCATGTCAGTTCGGACTCGGCATCGGTGCGCGCGGGATGGCGCCACGCGGGGCGTTCAACGCTCCCAACAGCATACGCAGTCGGTCTTGGTCGCCGGTGGGTCCGGGGACCTGGCCGGCGAGTTCGGGCGGTTGGGATTCGGCGCCCATTCCGGGCATGGCGAGGCCAGGCTGAGATTCGGGGGGCGGGCCGGCGGGGAGCTGGTCGGGTCCCGGCTGGCTGGGCGGCGGAACCGCAGCCTGGCGCTCGCGTGCTTCGTTGTCGGCTTCCCAGATCGCTTCGGCGATCGGCTTGCCGGCATCGAGTTTCTTGCGGATGTTGACGGCGTCGATGAGCGGGATCTGACCGGCGGCGACTTGCTGTTGGAAGCCGGACAGGACTGCGTTGTCGACCTGTTCGACGAGGATCTGTCGTTCTTCGGCGTTCGCGTCGTCGATGTAGGGGTGTTTGCGGCGGGCGTGCTTCTTCGACATGAGGCCACCGCCGACCATCTGGGAGAGGCCGATGGTGGTGGCGGACAGGTCACTGCCGGGGAAGGCGTATGCGACGTAGTTGTCGGTCGCGGCGAAGACTTCTTCGGGGATGTAGTCGATGGCGCTGTCGTCGCCGGCCCAGCCGGAGAAGGCGTGGAGTCGGGCCTTGGGGAAGTAGTTCTTTTCGACGGCGCCGATCGCGACGTTGAGTTCCGCGAGGGCGTAACCCATGATCTCTTGAAGTTCCTGAACCCGAGGGTCTACGGACATTGCGCCCATCGCGTCAAGGATGCGGCCAGACCGAATAGCGCCCGAGAGTTCTCCGGACTGAGCGGCGCTGATACCACCGGAAAGGCGCGCGGCACGCTCCAGGCGATCAATCGCTTCGTTGGTGAGAGGGCCAGGCGAAGAACCCATGATCCGGACGTCTTTGGCGTTCGTGACGAAGTTGACTTCACCGGTGCGTCCGTCTTTCCACTGGTTGTCGGAGACTTGGGCTGGCATCGAGTTGTCGGAGAAGATGGCGACGTCGGGGAAGACGCCTCGTTCGACGGCTGCGATTTCGAGGGCCATGAGCTTCGCGCCCCAGTCGACCATCGGGACGATCTGGTTGAGCTGCCCGGCGATGCGGTCGAGAGTGACGCGGCGAGGCACGACGACCGGTACGACTCCGGCGCGGTTCCGTTCACGGTGGAGCTCCACGTCAAGGTTCTGGGCGGAGTGGCCAGGGGAGAGGACGAGTTGGCGGGGGCCGAGAACGCCGATGACGATGTCGTCTTCGTCGATCCATTCGACGACGTCCCAGATTTCGTCGGGGGTCGTGTCGTTGATGAGGTTGCGGAGACTCGGGATGTTCTGGCGGATCCAGTCAGTGGATCGGCCGTACACGAACCCGACGTTCAGCGGGGTGCGGATGTCGTCCGGGCTTCGTAGTTCCGGGTAGGTCGACAGGGGGTCGCGGAGCGTGACGCGCGCGGTCTGCGACTTGTAGTCCGGCATGACGGTGAACGCGAACGTCCCGTACCCGGAGAGTTGCCGGTAGGCGCGCCGCAACTTGATCGTGAGCTGGTTCGCATGCCAGCGGCCGTAGAGGGCGCGGCGGCGGTCGTCGGCGAGTCGGCGTGCCGAGTCAGACTTGCGTGACGCGGGACATTCGATGATCGGGATCGTGGACGCGGCCTTGAGTGCCGTGTTCTCGATGCCGTCATGGATGAGCTGCGGGATCAGGGCCCGTTGTTCGGGGGCGCCGGCAACGTCAGGGAGCGGGATCGCGATGTCGCTGTTGTAGCGGTCGCGGATGTCCATCATCTGCTGGAAGAGCACAGCGTCGGACTGCCGGCGCTGGATCATGGTTGAACGGATGTCGTCCCACGACCGACTCACCGGCGGGCCCCAATCATCAACGGTACGCGAGTGGGAGTGTAGGGCAGACGGTGTTGTCGTGTGATGGATGGTGTGATCTGGCGTCGGATCTCGTTGACGCGTTGGGATTGCCAGTCAAGCCAGCAGAACCAGAACGCCATGACGAGGTCCTGACGGAGTTTCATGCCGGAGGCGTGGGGCCGCCAGTTCATGAGCTGCTCGCAGAGCGTCTCCATCCGTTTGATCGACGTCGTGTCCGCCCACGGGATCGAGACTTGCCCGGCGATGAACGAGCTCGGCATGCGGGCCACGCCAAGATCTTCGTCGAGTTTGTTCCGGCCAGTGGTGTGCGCGTGGATGATGAACCCGTACTGGCGGGCCAACGCCTTGAGCCGGTCGTCGTAGACCAGGCCCTTCTGGAAGGCGTTCTCTTCGACGACGAGGACATCGAAGTTGTAGAGGATCGCCCACGCTTCGATGCGTTGCAAGATCACTTCGACGGACCCGATCTGATATTCGAGGAGGGCGTCGAGGACCTCGAACCGGTCAGTCGAGTAGGCCGTGCAGACCATCGCGTTGCCGCCGGTCAAGGCCGGGTCGAGGCCGACGACACGACGGATGCCGTACTTCGTCTTCCCGACGCCACGGCCCCAGTCTTTCGCTGAGTCGACCAGGTCGGATGGGAACGCTGCCGCTCCGGACCGGCGTGGCTGCTGCATGTAGTTCCGCCACCAGGCGTCCTCTCCGACCTTGCGGCGCTTCTGCGCGAGTTGTTCCTCGTTCCACATTTCGGGGCAGAGACTTTCGCCCTTCTCGTTCAGGGCCGGGAGTTCCACGACTTCGTCGACAACGCCTTCGAGGATGAGTTTCTCGTAGAAGTCGCCGACGCCGACACGAGTCCCGACGATGATCGTCTTGCCGGTCTTGCCGGGACGGGTCAAGAAGTCCTGCCGGAAGATGTCGACCATCTTGTCGGTCCGGTTCAGGGACCGGCCGGACTGGATGTCGTCGACGATGAGGAGATCGGTCCGGGTGCCCGCGATCGCGGACGTCCAGCCGCGGGCTTCGAGCGTGTAGTCCCGTTCGTCATGGTCCGCGCCGATGACGGTCAACATGTCCGCAGCCCAGGGCTTACCTGCGGCTTCTTGCGTGTTCCCGCCGTAGAACGGACCGAACCGGGCGATGTAGTCCCCGGCGATCCGGAGGTCCACCATCCGGCGTTTGATCCGGTTCAAGATCTTCCGGGCGTGGGGTTGACCTTCGGACACGATCGTGATCCGGACGTTCGGGTCCATCGCGATCATGTAGTTGCAGTAGTCCTCGATCAGTGACGTCTTCCCATGTTCCGGCGGGACCAGGACCATCGTCACGCCCGCTTCGGGCGTATCACGGATCGCGTTCACGATCATCTGCTGGTGGTAGTACGTGTCGTACCCGAAGTACACCTTCCGGAACGACGTGAACCCGCCGTCGTACGTCGTCGTGTCGCCCTCGACGGAAGACTGCGACGCCCGGATCGACGTAGCCCGAGCCCGGAACTCCGGGTCCTTCTGCCGGTACCCTTCGTACGTCGAGATCGGGATCGACAGCAGGTCACAGACCCGCGACGGAGGCAGACCCCGCCGCAGACCCGACAAGATCTGTTCCTTCAAGTCCGCGACTTCCGCCGGCGTACGCCGACGCTTCGGGTTCACACCCGCCACTGCGGCCCCCCGAAGAAGAACAGAAGGGCGGCAACGAGAAGAAGGACCGGCGAGAACACCACGGACGTAGCGTACGCCCCTTGACAACCCCTCCCCGACCTGCCATCATCAGACCCGCACGACCACAAGCCGCCAGGCCGTAAAAGTCCGATTAGCTCCCGCCGCCACAGTCGGGGAACAGCCCGGACAGAATGTAGACCCCGGCACGAACCGCAAAAAAAGCGGACACGAATCTACTGTCAGAGCCATGCGCTCCAGCAGAAACGTGGAGGTCGAGCGGGGAAAACCCCCCCAACCCGGGGACGACTGTGGCGGTCAACCCCCCGCTCCCTCCACCCCCCACACACAACACCCCAACCCCCCCAAACCACCACAAGTTGTGCAAAAACACGCCCACCAAGGACGTTGATATACCGGACCCCGGACGGCACAACCTCCAGTCCGCCCCAACCGGCAGCCCACAGTCCACAGACCAGTGCATAACTTTGGTGTTTGTGGTTCCCGGGTGGGGGCTGGCGGTGTGGGTCGGGCCTGGGTGGTTGGCCTCTGTTGTGTTGGTGGTCGGACTTCTGCGTGTCGGTGGATGCTGACTGCGTGCTCGCTTCGCTGCGCCGCTTGGTCGTCAGCTTCGGGGTGTTGGCTGGTCTGGTGTGTTGTCGCTGGGTCTCGGGCCGCGTGTGGCCTTGGTTCGTTCGTGTGCTGGCCGCTGGGACTGCTGCCCGGAGTGTCGGCTTCGTTGCCGGGGGGCGTCGGGCTGCGGTCGGCTGGCTTGACGTTCGGTTCGTGCAGGGGCGGGTCGTGCGAGCGTGTCCCCGGAAGGTCGCTGGCCTGGGTGGCCGCAGGGTCGAACTGGACCATCCGGGTCCCACGGTTGACGTCAGAGCCGCCGCCCGTCTGGTGGCGTCCTCGGGTTTGCGGTCGTCGGCCGGGCAGAGTTCGTGCCCTCGATCGGCGGTTCCGGGTGTCCCGGCCTCGTGGCCGACCACCGCCCACCCTGCCCCCACTATTGGCCCGCTGCTCGCCGGCGCGGTTCCGCCCTCTCGCCGTGCGAGCTGGCTCGTCCAGGGTTCCTGGGATCGCATGATCCCGTGCCCTCGTGTTGGCGCTTGGCGGCCCGGGCCCAGAGTGCGCCTGGACGGCCTATGCCCGAGAAGGGGGAGCGTTGCAGCTCGCTCCTTTGGTGCGAGTGCAGTCTCGTCGAACAATCGCGGTTTGGGGGCGGTTGAGCAGTTCTTCTGAGGGCGGGTAAGCGATTCTTCGCCGTGCACTCGCACGTCGAGCTCCCCTTCTGCGGGCGGCCGCACCAGGCGCCCATGGTCTCCGTTCCACCAATCACTCAACACAGGAGCACATCATGCAATCCATCCAGGAACTCCAGGACAAGCTCAGCTCGCTGTACGGCGAGATGTCGGCCCCGACCAACGAGCAGCGGGCCCAGCTCAACTCGATCTTCAAGTACTCGAACACGAAGCGGGCGATGATCGGCGGCGAGACCGGGATCCGGCTCTGCACAATCGAGGGCGCGAACAAGCTCGTCGTCGTCGTCGCGAACTTCGAGGGCGCCACCGACTTGGGCGGCGGCAAGTCGTCGACGACGTGGGACTACGAGATGGTCCGCGTGTTCGACGGTGCGGCCACCAAGCAGGCCATCGAGTTCTTCGACGACATCGTCGAGACGACCCGGGCCCTGCACGAGATCGAAGCGTTCGGCTGGTCCGACACGCAGATCGACGCTGCGGCACTGGCAGCCGACAGCACCTGGTGAGAGTCCCGACGGCCGGCCCAGGCGATTGAATCCTGGGCCGGCTGCGGCGGTGTGACCGCTAGCGGTGCACATCGGGACGCGTCGACGCCCCTGGCTTCCGGCCAGGGGCTTCGGTGTCTTCGCCTTGTTACGCTGGGTGAGGAGCCGGCTCGAACGACAGCACTAGCAGGGAACGTCACCTGATGTGTGAGGTTGCCTGATATTGCTGTCATTACCGGGAGGAACCCATGGAACAGAAGACCCTGCCCGAACCTGTCATGGTTCGGAACACGATGTACTACCTGCCGACGTGGGCCACGTTGTCCGACGTCGAGCAGTTCCATCAGCTCGTGGAACGCGCGTCGTTCTGCGACCTGCGCGTCGAGTTCAACATCAACTTGATCGGCGACGACGGCGACACCGACGCGTTCGGGCGTGCGTCGTACTGGCTCGGGAAGCTCGACGAAGCCGAGCTCGCGGTCCGTCAGTTCTGCGACTCGGTCCACGACCGGATGTCCGGCCTCGACGACCTCATCGACGAACTGTACGGCGGGACGCCGATCACGTCCGCTGGTGACCTGCTGTCCGCGGGTCACGGCTACACGATCGAGGGGAGGGCCTGATGTTCGAGCTCATCTTCGGTGGGCTGCTCGTCGGGATCGGGATCTTCGGCGTCGCAGTCCACATGGCCGACAACCACACGATCTTCGAGAAGATCGGCGAGAAGATCGAGGGGAGGTCCTGATGACCGTACGTGTCCAGTTCTCAGCGAAGCAGAGCGTCACCATCACGAAAGAAAACGGATCGGCCGGCACTTTGGTGACGATCACCGCCAACGAAGGCGAGTACCAGCTCCGCTTCTACGACCTGTACAGCGGAGCTTTCTCCTACTTCCAGGCCGATGACGTCGAGACGTTCATCGTCCAGCTGTTCGCGCTCGTCCGAGCCGCGAAAGCCATGAACGAGACCGTCCTGGATCCCGACGGCTCCCTCCAGGCGATCTTCAAGCCGTAGGAGCCCCGGCCCACCACACACATCGTTGTGGAGATGAGGTGTGAAGCCCGTGCGATTCGGGCTGGGCCGACGAACAACACCAATCGCAGGCGCGGAGGCTGATCGCCCACACCTCCCACCCGATCAGCCTCCCGCCTGCCCAAGACGAAAGGCCCCCGCTGATGGGCGAACCGACCATGGAGGAACTCACCGACCAGTACCTCGAAGATTCATGCTTCGACATCCTGGCCAGTGTCGTGGACATGTTGAGACCCATCCGGAACAGCACGACGTACTGCGCGGCGATCGCGAAGTTGATTGCGCGGACACCGTACGAAGGGGTCGAGGCTGACATCGTCGAGTTCGAGACGATGGCCGAACAGTTCGAGAAGATCGGGGAGCTCGCGTTGCTCATCACTGCGGGCACGAAAGACATCCGGCAACGACGGGAGGCACGACGATGACACGCAGATCCGAGGTTGAGATCCGGCGCGATGCGCCGCCGCCGCCGCCGCCGATCCGTTCGGTCAGCGTCTACGACACCACCGGCGATGAGCTACTCGTCACGCCTGGAGTCGGGAGGTGCATCGAACTGATGTGCGTGAAGAACGGGTTCCTCTTCGAGTTCAACGTCGCGACCATCCGTGACCTCGCCGCTGCGCTCAACGAGCTCGCCACCCAGATCGAAGGGACCTGACCCGATGGCCATCAAGATCGACCGACCCCCCAGCCCCATCGAGAAGATCACGCGGACCCCGTCGGACAAGGACTCCGGCTACACCATCACGTTCGTTCCGACCACCAACACGGAACCGCCGTCGGTGTTCATGCGTGTCTTCGGACAGCACGACGCACTCACCTCGATCGTCGGGGTCAACATCACGCTCCAAGAACTCTCGGACCTCACGGTCGCGTTCACTGAGCTGTGCCTCAAGGCCGGCGTCAAACCCACGGGACACTGATGGACGACCAGATCGTCATCGTCAACGGTCCCGCCGAAGGCAAGATCGTCAGCACCAAACTCGGTCAACGTTGGCCGTGGGTGCTGTGGTGGTCACGCCGTGAGTTCGTCGTCGTCTGGTACACGCTGCACGACGACGGCTACAAGACCAACGGCAAGATCGAGAACCTCGCCCGCTGAACCCGGCATCGGGGAGCGGAACACGCTCCAGAACTAGCAGGAATCCGGGAGGACCGCCATGAACGCCTGTACCCGCACGCGCAACAAGCACGACAACAGCGACGAGGAAGAGATCCCCGCCGCGAGAACTGAAGTCGACGGTGTCGACGACTGGGATCCGCCGACGCTCATCATGCTCGGCTCGGACCAGCCGATCATCCGGTATCGGATCACGTACAGGACGCGTGCCGGCGAACAGGTCTCGACCCGTGGCGGACGCGACGTGACCGAAGCGATCGCTGCACTCACCGCCGCCACCACCGAACCGATCACGGTCATCTTGACCGAACCAATCTTCACATGAGGACACGATGAACAAACCCATGCCGTCATGGATCAAGAGCTACCTGCCCGTCGGCCAGATCGCCGTCAACAACCGGGTCCAGTTCCCCGGCGACCCCCTCTGGCGTCGCGTCGACGACATCACCATCAACGTCCCCGTCGTCTCGATCGTGTTCGACCCGCACCCCGAATGGGTCCGCGGGCCCATGATCCTCGATGCCGGCCTCAAACTGCTGGTCCACCACCCCGACCCGGACGGCGAACTGCTCGATGTCTGGCACGCCGCCACCAGAAGCCGCGGCTGGTCAGCCAGCCGCGACACGCTCCGCGGACACCTCAGCGTCCTGCGCAAAGCCGGGATCACTGTCATCATGGACGGCGGCAGCTAGCCACCAACGGAAGGACCAACATGGCCATCGACAACCAAGTCACGATCATCGGCAACGTCACCCGCGACCCCGAAGTCAGGCACACGCCAACCGGGCTCACCGTCGTCCAGCTCGGCATCGCCTGCAACGACCGCAAGAAGGTCGGCGACCAGTGGGAAGACATCCCGAACTTCTTCGACGTCGTCGTGTTCTCCGAACTCGGCATGAACGTCGCGGACACGATCCACAAGGGCGACCGGGCAATCGTCGTCGGGAAGCTGCGATGGTCATCGTGGGAGAACGACAAGGGCGAGAAGCGCACGAAGGTCGAGATCGTCGCCGATGAAGTCGCACCGTCCTTGAAGTGGGCCGTCGCGAACGTGAAGCGCACGAAGCAGACCGCGGCCGCGAGCCGCGACCCGCACGCTGGGGTCGACGCCGCACGCGCCGCGATCAACGAAGCGAAGAAGCAGTGGAACGACGGCGAGGAGCCGTTCTAGCCGGAAGGACGTAGCAATGACCGAAGCCCCCACATCCGCAACCGACAAGGCCAAGGATGTGGAGGGCAAGGTCTGCTACTTGGCGTTCTGCCACAAGCCAGCAGTCCACCAGCACGCCGGCATGTACGCGTGCCAACATCACGTCTACACCTGCGAACACCCGGATTGCGGCAAGAAGACGCTCCAGACGTTCGGCTCCTACGTCAACTTCTACGACGAAGGCGAATACGTCACGCAGTACTGGTGCAAGGAACACGCCGACGAGATCCACTTCTGCGATGGTCAAGAGCACTACGTCACCGAAGAGTTCTGGAGCAAAGGGTCGTACGGCGTCTGCCCCGACTGCCTCTCGGGCGGATACTACGAAGATGACTCCAGCCCCGATCAACGCAAGGAGTTCACGACCAGTCCCACGCTACTCAACGAACTCAAAGCCGCGATCGACAAGTCCCCCACCCACGACGAACCCAAAGTCGCGAAGAACGTCTGGGAGGTCGACACTTCGCTGCGGCCCACTGAACTCATGGCCGACTACTACATGTGCGAAGCGATGCTCGCACGGGTCATGAACCCGGCCGGTCGTACCACCGACAACGGTGAACTCATCGCCGTGTTGATGTGCGTACAGGAAGAGATGGACCGGGTCTGTGCGGCCGCATCGTCCGTGTTCAGGTACCTCGTCATGATCTGCGGCGGCGAGGTCCGCTACCACACCGCGTTCCCGTACCGGTACTCGCGCGGCGGGCAATGGACCGGGTTCAAGGCCCTCTACGACAAGTACGGGGTCGCGCTCCTCGCTGAAGTCGCCGACATGTTCCGCGAGTTCAAGCCCGACACGAGTTTCGGTGGCGAGAAATGGGCGCAGATCGCCGACGTCGGCGTCGCGTACGCGACCGGCAAGTTGAACGACGCCATGTTCATGGACCGGTGCTTCAACTTGCAGCACAACGGCGGGACCATGTTCAACAAGATCGCGTGGGGTGACGCCAAGACCCACTGGTCTCGCCATCACGACCGGCTCAGCGACATGCAGACGATCGGTACGGCACACGCCGCGGACGTCACGGACTGGTCGACGCTCTACATGTACTCGACGAGACCCGTCGCGCAGCTGTCCATCGAGTACTGGAAGTTGCAGAACGAGGAACGCCGACTCGTCGGGCTTGCCCCGACCAGGTTCTTGGACGCCGAACGCCGGCCCTTGCGGGTCGAAGGCGCGAAGACTCGGGTCGACAGGCTCCAAGCCCAGATCGACGAGAAGAAGAAGGCGATGGTCGCAGCCGCGAAGAAACTCGCGTTGCAGCAGACCCTCGCGAAGAAGAAGGCCATGGAGATGGCGAGCAAGGCAGTGTTCGATGTGGGTTCCGTTGAGGATCTGATCGTCCAGTTCAAGACGTCGATGGACGCCAAGGCCAAGTTGACACAAGACCTGACGGGCATCCCCGTCCTCACCGATTTCTAAGGAGCGGGAATGGCGAAGCTGAAAGCCCCGACGGCACACATCGCGAAGCTACGGGCGTACACCGCCGGCGACATCACGTACGAGGAGTACTCGGCGTCCTGGTTCGAGGTTCTCCCCGAACCGTGGGACGACATCCGCTGCACGTGCTTGGCGCCCGGCGCGAAAGTCGCACTCACGTACGACCACGACCTCGACTGCGAACTGTGGGAACACCCGGGTTGGCGGTCCGGGGTCAGTGACTGGGACCACAACCGCAAGGCCCACGTCTACGACGTCGACGCGAACTTCGAGACGTTGAAGGAAGACTGGGACAAGCAACTCAAGGCCGATGCCCACCTCAAGTCGGCTCCGACGAAGACTGAGACGAAGACCACGACGACACCATCGTGGCCGCCGAAGCGGATCTACAACGACAAGACGAAGAAGTGGGAAGACGTCAGCGAAGAAGAGTACGAGGCGTACTGGGCAAGCTACGGCTACGGCTCCAAGACGTACACGTACCAGAAGTGCCGGCACTACGAACAGCTCGTCCAACTCCCCGGCGACGAGGGTCTCACGATCCTGTGTTCCAGCGAGTTCCGCCGCAAGGACAACGAGTCCGTCCCCGACTTCGGGTGCTACATGTACTCGGGTTGGGACCCGTCCCGATGGATGTCGTACTACCTGCCGTGGCAGGACTTCGGGCTCCCGAAGGTACCGATGGTCACGGTGATCGGTGTCGTCGACGAACTCATCGAGAAGATCCGTGCCGGCCTGACCGTCGAGATCGGCTGCATGGGCGGGCATGGCAGAACCGGGTCGTTGCTGGCGTTGATCGCCGTTCGGCTCGGGTCGACGGCAAGTGAAGCCATCCGGTTCGTCCACAACGACTACTGCCACCATGCGATCGAAGGCGAGAAGCAGGAGTGGTACATCCACCAGTTCGCGGCCCGGATCAGCGGCATGGATTTCGATGTGCCTCCGCCGTTCTTGATCGGTGACAAGGCTGTCGAGACGTGTGATCCGCCGAAACCGAAGCCGGTGACGACGACCACGATCGGCAAGCCGGTGTCGTCGAACTCGCCCAAAAGTACGCACCAAGTCCAAGCGCCGCCGGCGAAGCCAGTCGCACCGCCCGCAGCTCCGCCTGTTCCGGTGAAGCCCGGCTTGACGGACAAGTACAACCCGGAGCTGGAAACGATCCGTGAGTACGTCGAGCGGCGACGCAAGGAGTACATGGCGAAGGCCCGTAACAAGGTCGAGCCAGGGGCCGGTGACTACCGGCCCGACGAGGAATCCTTGACGGATTACTTCGACCGGAAGAAGTTCGAGGAAGACGTGATCGACGAGATCGAGCACGCAACGGTCGGGCCCGAACGGATGCCGACTGTGGTGTTCGACGGTGACGAGTTCATCGAGTTCGATCCCGACGACGTGGTCGATGCCGAGATCGTTGACGATGTCGACGACGTCATCGACACGATCGTCGAAGAGAAGATGCGTACCGGTTCGCCACTCACGGCGACAGCCGGAATGGTCGCAGGTGCCATGCTCGCCGCGATCGTCAGTACGCGCAGATCGTGAGAACGAAGTTCGTTCTCACTCCCGTTGTCAGCAACCGCTGGCGGCACAACCCCAACACATGGAGGCCCATCGTGGGTACCACGTTCACCATCCCCGTCCCCGGCGCCCCGGTCAAGGCGCTCGACACGACCTACGCGGGCTCGAAGAAGCACCGCACGGCCGTGTTCGTCGACGCGACGGCCGAGAGCGTCAACAAGTCGGCCTACCTCGGTGACCGGGTGAAGCGACTCCTGGAGTCGTTCAACCCGCCCGGCTCGGGCATGATGTCCGACCGGTACGCGGTCATCGGCGAGAAGCTGTACCGCATCACCGACGGCGCGACCATCATCGCCGGCGCCGGCGAGATCGGCGGGTTCAACGCCCAGCTGCTGTCCAACTGGGCGGCGAAGCAGAGCTACGACCTGACGATCATCGTCACCAGCCCGGGTCGGGCGCTCGCCTGATCCAAGATCACGGAACGAAGGGGCCGGGCCGGCCGCCAGGCCCGGCCCCTTTCCGTGTGAGCCGAACGAGGAGGGACCATGAAAAAGACGTCGGGAGAAATCGCCCATGCGAAGGCATACGCGTACCAGTGGGCGGTCGACTACCTCCTCGCCGCACCATGGCGTGACGACCTGCCCATCACGCAGATGCGGAAAGGGACGATCAGCAAGGAAGACCTTTCCGATCTCCTCGCATTGATCCTTGCGAAGTGGACCGAGGCCCGCACCTACAACGATCCTCACGCGCTCCAGTTCTTGTCCGCGGTCGCGTACCCGCAGTACATCGACTGCGACGTGCTGGCCGAAAAGCTACTGGCCCGAGTGAAGGTGTCCTTGTGAACAAGCAGAGCAAGACCCTCAAGCCGGTGAAGAAGGCGGTGAAGAAGACGGCGAAACTCTCGGGGCTCAAATGGCCGGAGCTTCAGCCCATCACCGACGAGTCCCTCCAGTACGCGGCAAGCCCAGATGCGATGATCGCAGCACAGTGGAAGAACGACACGCAGGCGACGTACAACGTCGCCTGGGACGACATCAAGTACCTGTGGAAACCCATCAACATCTACAAGCCGGCGTCCACGCCAGTGACACAGCCGTGTCAGGACTCTGCTAGTATGCCCGTCATGAGACACGACATCTACGCAGCAGTCCTCCCCTACGTGTGGCACGCCCAAGCCGAAGCCGAAGGCCAACGGCCACTCGCCACCGAAACCGCGCTCTTCCGCCACTCCGGCGCCGGGTTCTGCGCCCGCCGGCTCTACTACGACGCCATGCAACGCAAGCTCGGAGAGCCCGAACGGTACGGATCCGAAGGCATGGACGTCGTCGGCCACTGGGTCACCGGCCTCGGCACCCTCGTCCACGACCACTGGCAACACATCGTCCAGCAGATCAACCCGAAGCTCGAAATCGAAGTGAAGGTCGAGATCCCCGAAGTTCGCAGCGCCGGCCACGCCGACCTCTACGACCCCGACAAGCTCGTCCTCGGAGAACTCAAGACCACGAACGGCACCGGCTTCAAGACCGTGGTCGCCGACCACCAACCGAAGTTCGGTGCCATCGTCCAAGCTGCGCTCAATGCACGCGCGCTCGACGCCGTCGGCCGTGCCGTCGACAAGATTGTCGTCTCGTACCTGGCAATGGAAGCCATGTCGCCCCGATACGCAAACCAGTACGGGATCACGGAACCACACGAACGCGTCAGTGCCGATTTCGTCTACGAACGTGAACAGTGGGAACCGTTCGCTGACGCTGAAGTCGCACGGATGTCGACCCTGTTGGAGAACGTCGAGTTGGAGATGGCGCCAGCGCGCACGATCCCGTCGTACGACGGGACGATCGAGGTCGTGAACCCGTCAACGGGCAAGACCACGAGCGGAAAGACCACCTGGCATTGCCAGTACTGCCCGTTCCAGGATGCCTGCGTCGCGGATGTCGACTGATGAAGCGGACAGTTCGGTTGGATGCGCGTGGCGAGACCGGCGACTACTACTACACGTTGTCGGATCTGGATCGTCTGTTGGATCTGGTCCGTCAGCATGGGCCCAAAGCGAAGATCCGCGCACATCGCGAGGCGCATGGGCGTCCGTTCCTTCGAGTGGAAGTGAAGAGCTGATGAAGTGCAGGGCTGATGAGGTGAGGGTGGGTGACCGGATCACGATCGCCGGCACCGAACACGAAATCGGTCGCGTCGACTGCGGCGCATCGCGTGTCCAGCTCATCTGGAGCTACGAGTTCGGTTGGTGCAGTTTGCCGAAGGACGCGGTGGTGGAGGTTGTGCGGCCTCGTCGTAAGTCGGCCCATTCCGTCATCCTGAGCTTCGATCGCGACTCTCTCACCTTCACGGTGAAGTGCCACCGGACAGGCGCGGACCGCGAGTGCTCCGTCTGGTACGAGGCCGAATGCCAGTGCACCGACCCGGATTGCGACTGCCGCAACGGCGACCACCATTCGTGCGGCTGGTTCGACCGCGGGTGTTCCGAGTGGCCGCTGTGCTCACAGCTTCCGGCGGATGAATGCTGGTACGAGCACGCCGCGAAAGAGGTCGGCTACGAGGCGTTCCAAGGCACTCTCTCGGCCGAAGTTCCGGTAACGCTCAACGGCTACTCGTGGGACGAACCGATCAAGATCGAGGGTGCCCGATGAGTGTGCAGGTGATCGTGTACCGCGACCGCACGATCTGCTCCGAATGCGGCGAAATCGAACGCCCCGAGGACAGCATGCGGCTCTCGGCACTGACCCATCTCGTCGGACGCCACGGGATCGAAGCGAACCTCGACCTCAGCTTGCGGCCGTATGAGTTGGCGCCGGAACCGCTCTACGACGTGACCCTCCGTCTTACCCGCGCCGAACTCGAATGCAGCTGGACGAGCGACTTGTCCGATGAGCGGCGCGTCGCGATAGCGAACAAGTACGAGGTTGCACGCGACGCTCGGTTGGCGGAGATCGAGGCCCAACCATGACCACGGAAGGACAACACATGGACAACAACATCCAAGACGCAGAGATCGTGGCCGGAGCGCCAACCCAACCCAGCGACGGACCCGTGGACACACTGCCGGCGGGAGAAGCCAAGGTCGAAGAGGCCGCTCCGGCCACAGCACTAGCAGCGGCGCCGGCCTACGTGCCGGCCATCGTCATGACTCCAGAACTGGCAACGGACCAAGCGAACCAGATCCGAGAGATGACGCGCTCAGTGCTGATCGACGGCACCGACTACGGCCTCATCCCAGGAGCCGGGACACGCAAAGTGCTCCTCAAGCCCGGAGCTGAATGGCTCCTGAAGTGGTACGGGTTCGGGCACCGGTTCACCAGCCCCGACATCGAACACCGAGGCGACGACAAGTGGGGCGTCACCTACCGGTGCGAAGTCACAACCCTGCTCCCGAACGGGGAACAGATCGTCGTCGCGACCTGCGACGGGTACTGCTCGTACGACGAGAGCAAGTACCTGTCGACCAAGTCCGACGGCAGCGTCAAGTACAAGGCCCCGTGGAACACCATCATCAAGATGGCGCAGAAACGTGCTCTCGTCGGCGCAACCCTCCAAGCCACAGGAACAAGCGGCCTGTTCACCCAGGACCTGGAGGACTACAGCAGCGAACCCATCGTCGCATCACTCCCCTTCGATGCGACGCCGCTCCTCACGCTCCTCAGCGAAGACGCGAAAGCCGTCGCTCGTGAAACGTGGAAGCGGCTCGGGTGGCCGAAGCCATCCGAACTGAAGGGGCAACAAGCACTGGAGATCGCGTTCGTGCTGGGCCAGTTCTCAGCATGGGCACCCTCCACTCTGGCGGCAACGAACACGGACGCGATCGACGATTTCGTCCGCACGGTAGCGGGGGCCCTAAACCTCGCCGATGCCAAGGAGGGCTAATGCACCCAAGCCAGATGACTGAACCCCGCCCACCCGACGTGTGGTTCCCGAAGGTATTCGACGAAGTGGATCTGCTCTTGCAGCCACTACGGATCCCTGACGAACTCAACGGATGGACCGCGGTCGTTCATGGCGACTGGCTGGACGGCGACAAAGCACGACACGTCGACGCCGGCGTGAAATGGGAACGCATGCCAATACATCCCGTCATGGCGGACGAGCTCGAATGGGCCATCCGCGGGCGGGTGATGGCAGCGCGTTCCCTCACCGAAAAGATCTGTCGGCACTACGCGCGTCAAGAAGACGCAAGCGCCGATTGAATCCAAGCATCCCCTGGAGGGTCACATGAACACCGACATCCCGCAGTCCGCCACCCCGAACCTCAAGAGCCAGGCCGTCTTCGAGTTCATCGAAGAACTCCCGGCCAAGGCCGGCGGACAGGGCTTCAACGCCGCACGTTCGGACGAGATCGACAAGCAGGTCGAGATCCTCAAGCTGAACCCCGGCCGATGGGCACTGGTCCTCAAGGGCGGCCGATCCGTCGGCGGCCGACTCAGCCCGTTCAGGCACCGGGGCTGCGACGTCGCGACTCGACAGAGCCGCGAGACCAAGGGACTCGCCTTCGGGTACGCGCGCTGGCCGGTCCCGCGCCCGGAGAAGAGCGCCTGATCGCTGGTCCCGTCCACTGCTGCCCGACGGGGCTACGGTGGACGGGATCAGTTTCGTCGCGACGAGCTACCTGCCAAATCCTCCGTGCCCGAGAGCTCCTGGGCAGGGAACGGGTACCTGCGCCACCCGGCACACCAGCGCCGGGAGTCCATTGGCGTCAAAGCGCGGATCGGGCACACTGTCATCTCCCGGCCAAGGTACCCACGCTCGTAGCGACCACGAGAAAGGACGACCATGCGTCGGATCTTCGCAATGATCGCACTCATGCTCGCTTCCCACGCTCCTGCACACCACCAGCAGGCACGCACACTCCCGAAGCAGCACCGCCCCGCAGACCGCCACATCGACCTCAGCTGGATGGACGTGACACGAGCTCCTGACTGGAACTTCTGGCGTTGCACTGCCATCAAAGAGACCGGGCTCCGATGGAACTTCGTGAGCCACTCGAACAAGTACGCCGGTGCCTTCGCCATCGCACGGTCAACCTGGCTGGCTTACGGCGGGATCGCTGCACGTCTCTACCCTCAAGCCGAGACTGCCCAGCCTTTCGTCCAGATCATTGGCGCCCGACACGTCAAAGCCGCCGTCGGTACCGGCAAATGGGGAGGAGCCCGCGCATGTTCCTGACCATCATGCTCATCGCGGACTGAACCATGGTCTGGTCGATCACAATCCCCGGGAAACCATGGTCACTCAATCGGGAACGCACCGCCCACTGGACCGCACGACGAGACCACAACGAATACTGGACCCGTCACGCAGCCCACGCAGCCAAGATCGCCAGAATCCCACGCCTTGAACGCATCGGCATCGAAGCCTGGCCCACACACAAGGGCCGCCTACAAGACGCTGGGAACTGCTACCCATCAGTCAAGGCAGCCATCGACGGGATCGTCCTCGCCGGGATCATCCCCGACGACAACCCACAACACCTCTCCTACATAACGATGCGGGCCCCCCAGAAAGGGGAACCCGCCATCGTTCTTGTTCTCTTCGAGGTCATAACGGACGAGCCCGAAATAGACCTAGCAGGCGTTAGGACTCCGGCGAAGAAGAAGTCCATCCGGCCAACGCGAGCGCCGAAGTCACGAACGCCACGATCGGCAGCTTGATCGCCCCGTCGATGTGCCAAGCGACGATCAGCACGTCGACCAGGGAACCTGCGAGCAACGGAAGGTTCTGTGGATGGAACTTGAACTTCATGACGCGGCCTTCCGATCTGGCAGTTGAAGGTTGAGATGGTTCGCGATCAGAACGAGGACCATCACGGTCCAGTTCCAGTTCTCGCGGACGACTTTCAGTTCGGTCTCTTCGACGTCCATGTGATTGTCGATCCGTTCGTGGATCTTGTGGACTTCAGGGCGCATGATTTCGCGGACCGCGGTCTTCATCGAGACGTGGACTACGCGGGCCAGTATGCCGCCGATCGTTGCGATCGACCCCACGATGACAAGCACTGCCTCCCAGTCGTGCAGATCCATGGGATCAGTCGTTGACTTGAGCGCGAGCACGCGCGGAGAAGTCTTCGAGAGCCGCCATTTCCGCGGCCGTCACGATGATCGTCGGGGTTTTCGGGAACGCCTTGAGCATCGCGCCTTTCGCGGCGCCGCCGATCTTGGTGACGATCCCGTTGTCGCCGATGAATCGTTGCGGCTGCGTGCCGCCGTCAGCTACTGCGAGGAATGCGGGCATGGGTACACCATCCAGTGGGTGAGGGGCAGGAGCAGGAGCGGGCACGAACGGCACCCAGTCATCTTGTCCCCAGTCGGGGCGGATAACGTCGTTGACGTCGATGGACCCAGGATCGAGATGTCCGAACGGCATGCGGAAGTGTTGCCGCAAGCAGGCCTGCGGGAAATCGGCCTTGTTGCCGTGCCATCCGCGGGCGTTGGTCTGCCAGTACCAGCGGGCAAGCCCATGGTCGTAGAGCTCGCGGAGCACGAGACCTGAACCGTACGCGCCTTGGCGTATTTCGTCGTGTGCGTCGTTGAACCCACGGAAGTACTCGCGGATTCGGGGCAGCTGCGACGGGACGGCATCGAAATCCACGGCCGCGTAGATCGGCCGATTGTGCGGGAAGCCGAGCGCGTCAGCAGCAGCTCGGGCCGTCTTGCCATGCGACAAGCCGACGTCGTATCCGCCGAGCGGGTCGAGTTCGTCATGTTCGCAGACGAGTGCGAGGCCGAGCCCAGCGTCTTTGATGCTGGCCCGTTCAGCCCGGTTGATGTACTTGTTCGACGTGCCGCCGATGTAGCGGATGACACCGACAGCGCCGTTGAGTTTCAGCGTGGCGAGATCGGGGCGGGCCCAGCTGTAGTCGATGACGGACTTCATCAGTCGGAGTACCCCACGAGTTCGACTTCCAGCGAACAGCTGGTGAGGTTGAGTGCGCCGCCTGATTCCTGCAAGTAGACCGCGGTGACCTTGTCGCCGACAGCGAGGTTGATGTACTCGGTGCCGCGCTGAGGGAACGTGTGCGTGTTACTCGGGCAGGGCTTGAGGTCGAGTGCGTTCGACGGCTGGCTCCCATCGACGAACGTCCCGATGTGGAAGCCGACGCCACGCCAGCCCGTACTGCTGTTGTCCCAGGTGCCGGCGACAGTCACTCGGTAGTAGCCGGCTTCGGCGATCGTGACGAAACTGTCGCTCGCGGCGTGGGTGTCGTCGGGGTCGTAGACCTCGGTGTTGAATCCGCCGGTCCCGAGGTTCCGCCAGTTCGCGTCGGTCTGGCTGCGGGCGGTGCTGGCAGAGATCTTCGCACCGATCCGCTTGCCGTAGACGAAACGCCATGCGGATGCGGTGGCGTTCCACACGCGCAGACGCGCGTTGACCGTGTCGTACCAGAGGTCACCCGTGCTGGGCGACGACGGCGCAGTCGCCGACACGAACACGGGACGCAGGCCACTGGCCAACTTGGCCAGTGTGACGCTCCCATCCTTCAGGTAGAGGATGTTGAACAAGAGCCCCAACGTCGTGTCATCGACGTTGATCCGGAACAATCCGGACTCTGGGTCCTTGGTGATCCCCCCACCAGTGACGAAGGTGCCCGCATCATGGATGGCTTCTGCCCCGATGACGTCGTCAACGAAGAGTTCGGGATGGTCGATCGCCCCATCAGCAATGTCGTGGACGTGATCTGCGCGTGCAGCGGCAGCGCTGGTACCCGAAGCCGAGACTGTGCCAACCTTCTGCGGCGGGTCTGGAATGGGCAGGGCCGAACCGATCGTGTGGAGTTCGGGATTGGTGTGCCGCTCGTTCGTCAAGTACTGGGTGTGGTCGTCCCGCCCCGAGTCGTTGACATGAGCGTTCGCTTCGGCGACGGTCTCGGCATCGAGTCCGTGTTCGACGGTGGCCCCTGCTCCGTGGGCGAGGCCGCTTGTGCCGTCATGGCCTCGTGCCTGGATCGCGTAGACGTTCGAGGATCGAGAAGCGACGAGGATCTTCTCCTCGCTGGGGGTCCCCCGGTCCACTACGACGACGAAGGGGCCAGTCGTCGGCCACCCGTCCGAAGCAAGTGTGCTGAACGTCGGGTCGCCGGACGGGTTCATGGGCGATGCGAGCGTGGTCGCGACCGCGTTCCCAGACCAATGCTTCTGCATCACACACCTCCGGCGAGCGTGATGACTCGCACGGTCCAAGTCCCCTGCACGAAGGAACGATCGGAGTCCCAGCCTCGGGCGTCACCCGAAGCCAACCCAACATTACGCACTGTCACCAAATACGAGGCGGATCCCTCTTGGTACAGGACGGGAGACCGGGAGTCTTCCAGCCCCTTCAAGAAGAGCCATTCCTGGTATGGGTCGAAGTGGAAGTCGGCGCCGTCACCGATCTCGTTGTCGATCCGTTCGTACAGCATGATCGGCAGGACGAACTGTTCGACTTGGCTCGGGGCGGCAACGACTCGCAACGTCCACCGGCGCAGCACCGGGGCTTTCGTCGCGTCGTCGGCATCTCGGGTCAACGTCAACTGGACGCGCATGAGCTCGACGGATTCGCCCTGGCACGAGAACGCCGAGACGGGCGCCAACGTGTTCGGCGTTGTCGACGCTCCGATGCTCCGGACAGCTCCGGCTTCGGTCACGATCGCAGCAGCGATCGAGCCGACGAGGGGCGCATGCCGCAGTTCGAGGTTCGCGACGACCTTCGGTTCCGGAGTCGAGAACCCGATCCACCCGGAGTCAACCGTGCCAGACGCGACCTTGTTGGAGTACTCGGCCCATACTCCCGATCCTGAGACCGTGAAGTACCGGCGCGTCCCGAACGTTGCGACACTGGTCACGGTCCCTTGGGTCGAGGCCATGAGATCCGATGCGTACGCGGGGACGAATGGCGCCGTGAAGTCCGAGAGGCGCATCTGTCCGAGGCCGGTGGATACGCCGTCGTAGTTGGACCAGCCGAACCAGACAGAATCTTCCTGCGGCTCAAAGCAGCTGACGTTGCGTCCGATCGAGACGAGCGGGCCGGGCTGGATCGTGTCCGAGACGGCAGTGATCCGGAACCCTTTCGACGTCCCGATCAGTAGGAATCCGGCATATGCAGCGAGGCTGACGATCAGTTCTCCATCAGGGAGTCTTCCTGCCGGGACGAGCGCGGCGAGCCCACCCGTCGATTGCGAGAACGTGGTCGTGAACAGTTGGCCGTGGTCTCCCGTGTTGCCGCCGAACACGATGGATGTGGCCGTGCCGGTGACCGCAGCGAACCGGAAGTTCGTGTTGAACATGGTCCCGCCAGTGATGGCGGTGTCTGCGCCGGCTGCGTCGATGGTGACAGCGACGTTGTCGATGCCGCCGACGAGGTTGCCGTTGGCGTATGCGATGACCTGCGGGCGAGTCGTGCCGTCCAGCAGGGTGGCGCTGGCAGCGCCGGCGGTCGTGGTATAGACCCCGGCGCCGGTGAGCGACAGCCAGATCCGGTTGCCGTCAGTGCACATGTCGATGATTGATGCGGCTGCGAGCCCGGTGACGGCAGTCCAAGTTGGCGATGCGAGTTCGGGGTTCGACGTGTAGCGGAGGTTCTGGCCGTCTGCAACGTAGAGGTAGTTCCCGACCTTGAGCAGCTTGAGGTTCGTGGCTGCGCTGTCCAGGATGCGACGCGTGTCGTTGAGGAGCGTGAGGTCCGACACGGTCGAGAAACAGTCGATGCCTTTCGAGGAAAGGAACTGGCCTCGGTTGGCGCCTTGCCGATCCCAGTAGGTCTGGCCCGCGCCGAATGACCAGTCGTCACAGGTGCGTCGCCAGTATCCCTCGACCGAGAGGGTCTGTTCGCCGGCTTCTCCGCCTTGGTCGAAGGCTTGGCGGAGAACGTCGACGGTCTCTCGGCTGTACTTCGTCGTGTCGAGGTTGTAGCCGTGGCCGCCGAGCGCGATCGGAAACGGGTACGGGATCTCGGTCGTGGACGAACTGCCGCTATAGAACGGCTGGTCGAGGAGATGGATGAACATCAGCTCATCCGTGGCGCCCAGCGCAATGCGAGCCGACCGGCTTCTTCGCCGAGTCGGTCGTCGCGTTGCTTCTTCAGAGCAGCCGCAGTCTGGACGATGTGACCAGGGGGGACTTCTTGCGAGTTGCGCGGTTCGCCCTGAGCTTCGGTCTGAGTGCGCGACACTTCACGCGTAGCGAGGAGCCGCCATGCGGCGCCGAGGGGCACGATGTCAAGCATCGACGACGAAAGCCCGATGTCCGTCTGGAGGTTCGTGGCGTCGTCGAAGGTCGTGACGTTGAAGTTCCGGCCGTACACGACGCGGACAAGTACTCCGGCGTCGAGGTCTTCGTCGAGTTGCAGCGCGGAACCCGAAGGGAACGAGTCGGTCCCCATCTCGCGGAGCAGCTGCCAGGACATGTGCGGCCAGATCGTCGCACCGGTTCGTGGCGAGCGGCGCACGTCGAGGATGTTCTGAAAGTCACCGAGGCCCGTGAGGTCCAGCATGCGTCCGCCGGGGGAGACAAGCTCGACGGAATGGACGGCGAACAAGGTCGGGAACCACGACCGGATCTCGTCCTTGATGGCTTGACGGATCGCCATCTGCGGGAACCGAGGGTTCACTTCGATGATGGCGCTGGCTGCGTGGGCTTCGGGGAACGAACCGAGCATGCCACGTTCGACGTCAGCGGTCTGGGCGCTGGTGTTGGCCTGCCAGATGTAGAGCAGTTCGTCGTCGATCGCGACGTAGCTCGCGCGGCCGATGCCGCCGGCGGCGTACAGGAAGTCGATGCTGGTGGTGGTGGCGCTGATCGCAGCCTTCAGTTTGTTGAGCTCGCTGCGGTGCATGCCCATGACGGCACGGCGAGTGGCGTCGATCGCAGCACGGACCGATCCTTCCGAACCGGAAAGGATCTGGTCGGTGCCGCCGTACAGGTCGGAGTAGATGTCGGAGTAGACATCTGCCATTGGTTCAGCCGATCTCGCGGACGCAGATCATGCTGCCGGCGGTGAGCCGGGAGGCGACTGCGGAGCTGGTGCCTTGTCCCCAGGTGAGCGCGAACGTGCCGGCCGTGGTGGCGACGCGCAGGACGCCCTTGACCCGGACGGTCTTGTAGGAGCCGGTACCGGATCCGTCTGCGGTCTGCGTGTCGCCGGCTTGGCTGTGACCGGTGCTGTCTCCACCGGGCCCGTCCCAGACGTAGTCGATGGCTGCCCCGGAAGGGATCGAGAACGAGAACTTGAGGTCGCCTGCGACGTCAGCGTCGTAGAAGAGAACGAGCTCGAAGAGGTAGTTCTTGCTTGCGATCACGGGGACTGCGAGGACGTCGTCAGCGACGAGCGTGGTGTCGTTGACGCGTGCGGCTGTCGTGGTGCGTACGGCTGCGAGCTGGCGGCCGAAGTCGCTGGGCCCGTACCCATCCCATGCGTTGACGTGGGTGTGGATGACGCGGTGGTCGCTGATGTGGCCTTCGACGCCGGCTGAGACGGTTTCGTTCAGAGCCATGGTGGTCCTATCGGTTTCGCTGGGACACGATGGTAGGGGCTGCGCTGAACCCGGTGCCGCCTCCGAGGAAGATGACGGCGTCGCCAGGGTTCAGGCGCAAGGTGAACCGGGTCGGGAGCTTGGCGTAGTCGGCCGCAGCGTTCACGATGGTGCGGTCGAGGTCGGCCTTGTTCGTGGTGGCGCCGAGGATGCCGGCGGCACGGAACTTGATGAGACCGCTGCCAGCGCCGGCGGTGATGCCACTGAAGTCGAACTCGTATTCGATGGGTCGCATCGACCAGTTCCACACGTATTCGCCGAGCGTGACGACGGGTGTGGCGATCTGGGTGACGGATCCGCCAGAGATCGACACGGGGACCGCCCCGGTCCAGTTCGCTGAGCCAGCTGCGGGAGTGACGCCGCGGATGTCCTTGGCCCCGACGTTGTCAATGAAGCGGGTCTGGCTGTCGATGCGGACTGCGTGTTGCTGGACGGCGAGGCAGTTCGCGCCGGAGTGCGCGAGGTGGATTCCGCCGTTCTGGTTCTCGCGCAGTTCGCAGTTCTCGATGTCGACGATCTGGGCAAACATGTAGATCGTGTCGCCGCTCGTCCCGCCGTGGGGCGTATCGGTCGTGAAGCTGGTGTCGGGGGCGACGGATACGACCTTGACGAGCGGGTTGCTCGCGGCTCCGACTCGCACCCAAAGCCCGACCTGGTTGAGCTTGCAGTACGTGGCGGGCGAAGTTGGCACGATGGTCTTCGATGTCGTGCCGACGGCGGCGGTGTCGGTGTAGACGGCCTGGATCCCGATGCCAGCGGTGACGTTCCCGCGGGCCATGACGCCACGGATCTTGCCGTGCCCGGTCCCGTTGAGTCCACCGCCGTTGCCGAGGATGTAGACGCCGTACCCGTTGCCTTGGGCTTGGGTGACGTTGCCGGTGCTGACTGCGGTCGTCCCGCCAGTGCAGCCCGTGAACGTGGTCGAGGTCTTGCCGGTGTACGTGACTTGGCTTGTGACGCCGTATGCGTCGACCACGTTGAGAATGCCTGCGCTGCGGAACTTCGTGGCGTCTGTCACGTAGATCGTGCCGACGGGGAGGGTCATGCGGACGGCGTTGCCGGTCCCGATCGTGCCGCTACCGCCGGTGCAGCCCGTGAGGTTGTTGCCGGACTTGCCGGTGTAGGCGACGTTGACGATCGTGCCGGCGTTGTTGACGATTTCGACGGTTCCGCTGACCGGGTAGTGGGCGGCAGACGTGAGAGTGATGGTGCCGGCGGGGAGGCTCGTGGCGCCCATGTCCGTGGTGGTCGCCATGTCGAGCTGTGTCGCGCCGGGGTTCGATGCGGACAGCGGGTTGGAGGTGATGGCTCGGCCGGAGATCCCGTCGTGGATGTCGTAGTCGTCGCAGAACTCCAGGTTGACGCCGTTGGCGTCGACTCCGTAGATGTCGAAGTCGTGGAAGTCGATGCCTCGGCTCTGGTACGAGCTGATGCCTTGGCCGGTGAGGTCGCTGACGATGACGTCGTGGACGTGGTATCCGGACGAGTACTGCGATGCGGCGCCGGTGCGTGCGTAGTGGCCGTCGTCGTTGGCGTAGTGGACGCCGAAGACTTCGGCGTTGACGCAGTTGTTGTGGACGGTGCCCCAGGCTTCGAGGCTGCCGCCGTTGAGGCCCTTCCAGTTCTTGATGATGCCACACCGGAGCGGCGATGCGACGACGCTGTTGATGCAGGCCGTGATGGAGATGGCCGTGACCTTGTCGACAGCGGCATTGAAGTCGTTGAGGGCGTCGATGTTGATGATGCCGTCGCAGATGACGTGGACGTCGCTCGTATACCCGGAGGCAAGTGACGTGGAGACGATCCCGTACCGGTGGACGCCGGATGCGAGCCCGTCGTTGTAGCCCGACGGGAATCGCAGTTCGATCCAGGTAGGGATCTTGAGCGTCATGTGCGAATCGAGAACGATTGCGGCTCGCGGGGAGAACGAGCCGAGAATACCGGCGTCGACGACCTGGCTTCCGGTCCCGGTCATGATGTAGTTGATGCCGGCGGAACCGGACCAGGTGATCGTGACGTGGGGGACGCCGGCGGCGATGAGGTCGTAGGCGTGTTTGACGGCGTCGCGCATGGCGGACCGGTTCGTGGTCCCTGCCGTGTCGGCGCTGGACCACCCGTAGTCTTCGACGTAGACGTAGTTGGGGTCCATGCCGGTGGTGACGGTGGCGGGTTCCCACCGGTCGGCGCCTGCGTTGAACTTCCAGGTCTGGTTGCCTGTCGGGGCAGTCGACGAGACGGCTTTGCCTTGGATGGTGGTCGCGTCGCCGGAGAAGCTGCCGGCGGCGCTGGCTGTGAGTTCGACTCCGGACCAGGTGCTGCCGCCGTTGATGGTGGAGAACTCGAACAGGCGGCGTGCGACGGTCGTCTGGTTGGACGGGGTGGTGCCGAGCCAGGTGACGCTGCCGGGGAACGTGATCGTGCGTCGGGTGACGCCGTCATCGCTGATGTAGACACGGAACTTCTGGGGCTTGTCTGCGCTGGCGGTACCGGTAAAGGTGAGCGTGAAGTTGCCGGAGGCGATCAGGTCGAAGACGTTGGCTCGGCTGATGTCGAGCGCGACGGGTCCGCTGGCGGACGCGGTGGAAGAGAGCCGGTCGCGCTGGCCGAGGCTGACGTCTGCTGCTGCGTGCATCGAGGCTCCTAAGTCGCCGTCATGCTACTGGCGAGGCCAGTTGCCGAGCGCGCGCAGCACGAGGTCGACGGTAACGAGCACCGCGGCGACGACCGCCGGGAGCCACGGGGCCCGCGCCTTGACGACGGTGAGCACCGCTCCCGGTAGTTGACGCTCCAGTTCGGCGGCCCCATCGGCGACGGCCTGCTCGAGGTCGGCAGTGACGCCGCGGTGCTCCACCCAGGTGTGTTCCACGCCGTCATCGACCGCGACCCACGTCGCTTCGGCGATCTCGCCCACGGCGTCGAGTGCCGAGCGGGCCATGTCGAGCGTGGCGGGCACGAGCGTGCCGGCGTCGTTGACGTAGGCGACGGTGCGTTCGCCGTTGGCATGCAGGGTCATCTTCCAGCGCCGAGCGTCCATCATGTTCCGTTCGTCGTGTCGAGCTGTCCGAGCATCATGCGGATCAACGCGTTGCATTCGCGGGTGAGTGTTTTCACCTGCGCGAGTGTCTGTGCGTTCGTCGGTGACGCGATCGCGAGGAACGTGTCGTTCGCGGTCAAGGCCTGGACTGCACGGTCGGTGAGTGTTGCCTTGACGCGTTCGGGTGTCGTCGGCGGTGTGCCTGTGCATGCGGCCTGCCATGCGGCAACCGTCGCAGCGTCCCGCGCCGTCGTGCAGATGAGATTCACGGTGCCGTTCGTGAGGTTCACGCCATCGAACGCGAGACCCTGTGCGAGCGCGACCGCGGCCACGTCGTTCTGTGTCCAGCCGGCAGGGAGCGGAGTCGAGTAGAGCGGCATCAGATGGCCTTCGGGATATATGCGAGCGTGAACGCGTCGCAATCGACGGTGAAGTCGTTGGCTGACATGAGAACCCGGAGGTCGAACACCGCATCCGCGTTCGTAGCCCACGACCCCACGGCAGACATGACGTAGTAGTAGCCAGTCGCGCTCAACGTGTCCCAGGTGCTCGCCCCACCGACACTCGACATCGCGAAATGGCCGCTATACCGCTGGACCGCACCACCACCACCCCCCGAACCGATTGCTTCGATACGGATGGCGACTTCAAGTTCCCAAAGACGAGTCGTCGCCGCCGTCGCGATGTTGCCCGTCGCGAACGTCGGGTTGCTGGCGTTGTCGGGGCCGATCTGCCAGGTGATCGTCCGGTTCGCCGACGTGTTGTTCGTGATCGTGCCCGACGCCCGCACGATCAGTAGATCACCGGCAGCAAGCGTGTTCGCAGGGATCGTGTAGGTCGCCGTGAGGAGCGATACTTCGCTCGCCTGGTTGGTCTGTGCCTGTCCGACGTTGCCCGAGAGGACGCGGCCGAAAGCCGATGACCATGCGGGGTCGTTCGCGCCGATCGTCAGAAGTTGACCGGCCGTGCCTTTCGCGAGCCGCGACCATGCGGACGCACCGCCGTAGATCAGGTCACCACGCGTGCGAGTGAGCCCGGCAAGATCGGCGAGGTCAGCGTCGTACGCCTGCACATCGGTGCCGATCGCGAGACCGAGCGTCGTGCGCTGCGCGGCGGCGTCGGCGTCGTCGAGGAGTGTCTGCGCGAATGCGGTGATGCCCGAGACCTTGGACACGGGCACCGGGTTGCCGATCCCGAACGACGAGAGCCGCTGCCAGACATTCCGGTCAAGGTCGTATTGGACCAGCAGCGCCGACGGCGCGGTCGTGAGCGTCCCCGAGGTCGTACCCGACGCGTTATCGAACGTCGCTGCGGGAGCGAGATCCCAGCCCCAGTGCGAACCGTTCGCGTTCGCGGCGAGAACATGCTGGCCGGAGATCGCCAGGTGCTGCGGGTACAGCATCGACGTCGCCCAACCCGATGTCGTCCAGTCCTCGAAATCGGCTTCAACCGTCGGGTTCACGGCCGCGTAGATCTTCGCGCCGTAGGTGTTGTCCGACGCGACCGTCGTGATGAACAGCCGGCCGGTCGCCTGGTCGAGCTGAAGCGGCCCCGGGTCCTTCGCGGCGTGAACGCGAGTCGCGGCGATCGTGCCCGTCGCGTTCACGAGGTTCGCGCCCGAGACCGACAGCGTCCCGTTGTTCGCGTTCGTGATCTTGTAGATCCCAGAAGAAGGAGACGACGATGCCGTGTCGATCGCCAGGTACGCAGTCGTCGCCGCCGCCGAATAGATTGCGATGTTGCGGGCGTAACGCGAGTTCGGCTTGTAGTTCGCGACTGCGGTGAACGTGGGCGTGCCGGCCGTCAAGTTCGTGGTACGCCACAAGCCGCCGACCGTGCCAGAACCGCCGGAACCATCCGCGGCGTAATCGTCGGGAGCCGTGAAGTACAAGGTGTCGTCGTCGACCCATGCGATCGACGCCCACAGTCGGCTGGTGTTCACGCCGTTGTAGGCCTTGCGTTGGATCTGCGTCCAGTTCCCGGTCCAGCCGGCAACGGTCACGTCTTTGATCCAGACGCCGCCGTCGTTCGCGGTCGCGTCGGCGCCCTGTTGCACCGCGATCAAGATGAGGTGGCTGTTGGAGGTGTTGACCCGTGCGGCCAACGCCAGGATGCGGTTCGCGCTGAGATTCGCGGAGATGTCGTCGCGGGCGCGCGCAGCTCCGGGGTCGGCGTTCCACGGATCTGCGTGATGCCAGATCTTGCCGGCGGTGTTCGCGTCGCGGTTCGAGCTTGAGTAGATCAACGAATCGTCCGACGGGACAATCACACCGCAGTGGCCGCCGTTCGCGTTGCCGGTGTAGCCGGTAACGCCAGGGATGACATACGCCAACACGCCCGAGGCGTCGCCACGCAAGGCGACCCAGTCTTCGTCGA